ATTAGATCTGCAACTCAAACTAAATTTAATTTTGCTGGTAATACTTATGTAGCTAATGAATCAACAAGTGGAGCAGCTAGAGTTGCATTTGCTTTAGGTGGTACAGGAGCTGCTAATGCAAAAGTAGCAGTTTCATCTTCAAATGATCTTCATGTTTATAGTGGTAGTATTAATGTTGGAAGTGGTCAATCTACATTTACAGGTAGTTTTGGAATTTCAAAAGGTAATCTTAATAATAATGCAACCCAAAACGCTGTAGGATACCAATCAGCAGAGTTTTACATCAACCAACAAAATATTAACGCTACACCAGATTTAATTTTTAGATATTATCCTTGGGACTCTAGTGATAGAGGTACTTATCCTTTACCTGCATTAGATAATAGTAATTGTTATGTAGTTACAATGCATGTAAATTTAGTCTTAATGCAAAGAGGATCTGACTTAGTTAACCCAGCTGATAAAGTTGGATATTTAGAATATTCATCAGCATTTGGTCTTAGAGGACCAGGATATCAAGTTGCAGAACTTACTGGTGGTGGAGTTACGATTGCTAATAAAACATCTAATGTTTTAACAAGTGGTGTAGGTGAATTTTTCATAGCATCTCCTGGAACGGATCAAGCATATATTGCTGTAACTATTGATAATGCTGGTTCTAATATACCTGGAGGTGCATTTCCACAAATTGGGGGAACAGTTAAAATAACAGTAGCACAACAAATAGGATAATAACAATAGTTTTTAATAAAAAGTTTTAATACGTATAATATGACAAAAATAACAGAAGCAGAAATTAAAAAGGTTAATGATTTAAAAATTCAATATAGCCGATTAGTAGAAACAATGGGTAGTATAGAGGTGCAAATAATGCAACTTCAACTACAAAAAGAAGAATTAAAAGTGAGTTTGTTAGACATTAAAAATGGAGAAACTACATTAGCTACAGAGCTAGAAGAAAAGTATGGTAAAGGAACTATTTCTTTAGATACTGGTGAGTTTTCCCCAAATGAATAATTTTTTGACAAAACCTCATATATTTATTATCAAAATATAACAATTACATAAAATGGCAGAAACTTTAATATCCCCAGGAGTACTAGCACGAGAAAGTGATCAATCTCAAATTACTTCCCAACCAATACAGGCTGGTGCAGCTATAATAGGACCAACAGTAAAAGGACGAGTAAATATTCCAAAGCTTATTACTACTTATAGTCAGTATCAAGCTACATTTGGTACTACTTTCGAAAGTGGATCAGCAAATGACACTAGTGAATATTCCTTCCTAACATCTATTTCAGCTTACAATTACTTCCAAAATGGAGGTACTTCATTAATTGTTACTAGAGTAGCTTCAGGTTCATTTACAGCCGCTACTTCATCAAAGATAGCAAATGAGCAAGAATCAGGAGAAGTATTATTAGGAACTAATTTATTAGGATCATATACCTCAGGAGGTGAAAATGGTTCTTTATTCTCAAACGTAGTTATAGCAGGTAATGTTGCTACAAGTGGAGCAGGAACAGGAATAGCATTAGCAGTTACAGCTTCTAGTGCAAATGGAAAATTATCATCATCAGCAGTATTCCCAGCAGTTACTACACCAGGAGCAGGAATGGTAGCCGCAACTTACTCAGCAGTAGCTTTAGTAGGTGCTAGTGGTGGATCAGGAGCAACAGCAACAGTAGTTGTTTCAGCTCCAACTGTAATCGATTCAATAACAATAAATGAAAATGTTACAGGTTCAGGCTATACAGTAGGTGATACATTCACAATCCCTTCAGGATCATTAGGTGCTACGACAAGTGGAGGAACTGATCCAATAATTACACCTGTAGCAGCAGATTTCTTTGTTGAAACAACAGGAGTACAAGTTACTACAGCTGGAGCAGGTTATGATGTAGGAGATACATTAACAGTAGCTGCAGCAAATATGGGTAATCCAGGAGCTGATTTAGTACTAACATTAGTAGATGCTGATATAGTAGATGGAAATGCTTTTGTATTGGAGTCATTAGGTGAAGGACAGATTATGAATAGTGCAGGTGCTTTAAATTCATTAGGAGCATTAGCAAATGGAACACCAAATAACTTAAGATGGCAAATAACATCTCCAGATACAGGATCAGGTACATTTAGTGTACTTATTAGAAGAGGTAATGACACATCAAGAGCTCCAGCAATATTAGAAAGCTTTAATGGTGTATCATTAGATCCAACTTCACCAAATTATATTTCAAGAATAATTGGTGATCAAACAGAAGTATTAAAAGGAGCAGGAACAGCAGATCCATACCTACAAACAGAAGGAATGTATCCAAACGCTTCAAGATATGTAAGAGTAAAATCAGTAAATTTCAAAACTCCAAACTATTTTGATAATAGTGGAACAGCAAAACCTCAATTTACAGCATCAATTCCATTAGCAGCATCAGGTGCATTTGGAGATGCTCAAGGATCAATTTTAACAGGAACTGGAAAGTATTATGATAAAATTGATGCTAATGATTCTCAAGGATTAGTAGGTGGAAATTATACAGATGCAATTAATTTATTAGCTAATAAAGATGATTATAAATATAATTTAATATCAGCTCCAGGATTAGTTCAATCTTCATACTCAACACCATTAAATTCACTAGTTGCAAATTCTGAAAATAGAGGAGATAATATTGTAATATTAGATCTTGAATTATATAATTCATCAATTACAGCAACAGTTGGAACTGCAGCAGGAAAAGACACATCATATGCAGCGTCATATTGGCCATGGTGTATGGTAACAGATCCTGACACAGCTCAGAGAGTTTGGGTACCAGCAGGAACATTAATCCCAGGAGTTTATGCAGCTAATGATAGAACAGCAGAAGCATGGTTCGCACCAGCAGGTATAAACAGAGGTGGATTAGGTCAAGTGGTAATGGCAGAAAGAAAATTAACACAAGCAAATAGAGATACTCTATATGTAGGAAAAGTAAATCCAATTGCAACATTCCCAGGAAGAGGAGTTGTAGTATTTGGACAGAAAACTCTACAAACTCAAGCAAGTGCTTTAGATAGAGTAAATGTTAGAAGATTGTTAATTGCATTAAAGAATTATATTTCACAAATATCTGATAATTTAGTATTTGAACAAAATACAGCAGCTACAAGAAATATATTCTTAGGACAAGTTAATCCATATTTAGAATCAGTACAACAAAGACAAGGTTTATACGCGTTTAAAGTTGTAATGAACGATTCAAACAATGGACCCGAGGTAATTGATAGAAACGAATTAAGAGGTGCTATATACATACAACCTACTAAAACGGCAGAATTCATTTACTTAGATTTCAATATTCTTCCAACAGGAGCTGAATTCCCTGCATAAGAATTTGAGAATATAATATTTATAACTGAATAAAAAAATTAAATAAAAACACAAAATGGCAGTATTAGACCCAAACGAAATATTTTTCACAGCTTTTGAGCCAAAAGTAGCTAACAGGTTTGTTATGTACGTTGACGGATTTCCATCCTACATAATTAAAGGTGTAAGTGGATTAGGATTTGCTCAAGACGAAATAGTATTAAACCACATTAACACTTATAGAAAAGTAAAAGGAAAATTAAGATGGAATGACATCACAATGCAATTATTTGATCCAATTACTCCTTCAGGTGCTCAAGCTGTAATGGAATGGGTTAGATTACACCATGAATCAGTAACTGGTAGAGATGGTTATTCAGATTTCTATAAGAAAGATTTAACTATTGATGTACTAGGTCCTGTGGGTGACGTAGTTAGTGAATGGATTATAAAAGGTGCATTTATTAAAGATGGTTCATTTGCAGATATGAATTGGGACACTGATGGTGAAGCAATGAATATTGATTTAACAATCGGAATGGATTACTGCGTGTTGAATTTCTAAAAAAATTCACAAATATTTTAAAGAATAGCTTGGCTTCGGTCAGGCTTTTTTTTATATTATATGTATTAACGACAATTAAGTTATAACTAAATAAAATTTATATGGAAGAATTTAAATTTCCCACAGAATCAGTGGAATTACCTTCAAAAGGGTTGGTATATCCTAAAGACAATCCCTTATCTTCAGGTAAAGTTGAAATGAAATACATGACAGCTAAAGAAGAAGATATTTTAACAAATCAAAATTATATTAAAGACGGAAGTGTTCTTGATAGATTATTAAAAGCATTAATAGTATCTAA